TGGTTACGCTGCTTTTTTGTAATCTTGGGAATTATGACTCTCATGTTCCGATCACAATTTTACAAATGATATTTATAAGCTCCCATCGAGGATTTAGTGGGGAGTCAAAGGAGTCTTGGTTCTCCTCATATACCCACTAAACAAGCTAACTCGATCTGTAAGCCCTCATTCTTTTTTACTACATTAAAAACATGGACATTCAAGATAAATTAGTGCGAACCACAGTTCAACTAAGATCTTCTCAACATAAAACATTAGAAAGTCTTAGCGGACCAGGGAAATCTATATCCCACCTGGTTAGAACTGCTGTTGATATTTATTTAGAACCTATTTATGAACAGGCTCACGAGGATCAAAAACTAGACAAAATGCTTGATGAAGCTGAAAGTAGAATGGAAAAATTAAACGAAGGTGTTACCGCAATGGAGGACATTTTTGCAGATTTAAAGAATAACGCTAAGTAGAAAAAATGAAAAGAATAACTTGGGTCGAGTGCCCTAACTGTAAAAAGTTAGGCAATCAAAAGGTGGTCCGATCTGAACGAAATTCAAAATACATAATCATTCGTAGAAGAGAATGTTATGAATGTGGACATAGGTGGGAAACGATCCAATATCCTGAGATGACAGTTTCTAGACAACAGGCAGCTTACGCTCGATGGGAATAACGCTTTGTTACTTTTCTATATTTCCAATGTAAATGAAGTTGCTCGATCCACCATCTAACTTTATGGATTCCTGTAGTCTTTTTTCTTGGTGTTTGCATTACAGCTAATGTTGCTTCTAGCTCTATTACTTTCATCATGGCTTTAGATAATACTGCTTCAGCCCTTGCATGGTTTTTCATCATGTCTATACAAAAAGCTTTTATTTGTTCTATATCTTCGCAAGCCCAAACTTCTCTACATCGAAGCTCTACTGCCAGTTGTGTTTCGGGTGGCAGTTCTGTATGAATCATTTTCATAAACCCGTCATCTTTCATATTACTGAAGGGCTGTTGTAGACCCTGGATAGAGCCTGGCTTCCACAAAACTTACTACTTGATCGTCTATTGTATTATCCGTTTGTTTAGCTAAAGCCTTCAACAGATCCAGTATTAACCTTTTCATTGCTTTGGACTTAATAAAAACCAATAGAATAGGTTTAAAAATTTTTAACATAGCGTTAAATATGTCTTACTTTCCAAACATAGCTAAAATGCTACTATATAACAAGAGATATTGATTTTTATGGCTGAAGAAAAGAAAAGTGTCATGGATAAAATCAAAGAAAAGTTCGAGGACAAAGAAGAACAATTTGAATACATTTCAGTTGCAGTAAGGCTTCTGGTAGTTTTTTGGTCTGGCCTCCTCGTAACCAGCAATTATCTACCTAAGATTCCAGGTATTACAACAGGAGAAAAGCAGGATATAACATTTCCTGCAAGTCTGCTGGCTACTGCACTTTCCAGTTTCGGGCTAGAGCAAGCCAAGAAGGGTAGCAAAAAAGACGACAAAGTTGCAACAAACGAAGGTATAGTCCAAACTATAAGGGTAATAACTCCTCTCAAAATTGAGGGAGCAGAAGTAATCGACCCGAAATCTAAAAAATGAAAAAGCTACTTCCTCTTTTATTACTTGCATCTGCTCCAGTTTATGCAGATATGAACCACAGTATTTCATCTAGTGTGAAGTTTGAATCGCTTTCGGCAGCTAGTACGGCTGATAAAATTGGATCGTCATACAGCATAAGCGGAAATAATGTCACAACTGTCGATTCAAACTCAGCATCTACAGTAGGTGGTTTTGGTTCCGTTACTAATGGTGTTCCAGCAGTAGCGTTTCCTTCTGCAAGCCAGGCAACATCGGGGGAAGCCTTCAGTTTTTCTACAAGTTTTTTAGAAGGAGATGCCACACCAGGTAGTGCAGTTACAGTTGGTACAGTGCCAAATTTTTCGGACCTTACAAGCACAAGTGCTGGAAGCGTGGGAACAGCAGCAGTGGCAATAGACAACCATACAATTACCCTGACACCAGGAACGGGAACTGGTATCGTGATGACAGGTCAGTTTGTCGTTGATCTCACAATCGAATGAGGAGGCTACTTCTTCTTGGTTTTCTTATATCTACTCCTTGCTACGCTGTTCCAGTTATTCCAAATTTCACACAAGGGTCAAGTACCAGCCGAACAGAAACTTCCACAAATATTACAGAATCTATACGAACAACAGAATATAATAGTGGGTATTTGTATTCCGTCACAGGATCAGGAATTTCACATGACGGATCTTCTATTACTCCAGCAGCTACATCAGTTAGTGAAACTATAAACGGAACTACTCATACATGGCAGGGATTAAATCTAGACGCAAGACCAAACTGGAGTCAAACCAATCCTGGAGATGCCTTTCAATTTACAGAAGTTTATCAAGCACCTGGAATGGAATCCGTAACCGACATAACCCGAACCATACAAAGCACAAGCGTCACAGATACCACAACTATCTTCTCGCAATAAGTCTGTTAGGTAATCCTGTACTAGCTAACACCTCAAATACAGCAGCACCCTCGGCATCCGCATCTGGGTCCGTATCAAACTTTGCCACTCAGGTGCTTGGAGGTCCGATGGTAGAAAATATGTATGGAAATAATATTAAATGTTCTGGACCACAAATGACAGTTAGCCCGTTTGTCACTACATCGTTCAATCAAAAGCGACCTCAAGATTACATTTACCATACACCCGTGTACGACAATACAGATGCCAACGATGATAACGTGCCAGATAATCCAGGAAATGTACTTTACTATCAAGAAAACTATAGTGGTAACAAGGATTCTTTAGGGCTTAACTTTGGATTTGCACTTACTTTTAATATTCCATTAGATAATAGATTTCAAGATTCCTGTTTAGACGCAGCAAATACACAGATTAGATTACAGAAACAGGAATTAAACGCAAAGATGCTCAACTATGAAATAGCAAGACTTAAAAATTGTGGAGAATTGATGTTGGCTGGAATATACTTCGATCCGAAAAGTGAGTTTGCAAAATTATGTGCTGGAGTAGTAGTAACTTCAAAACCAGGTCAAGTATTACCGCACACTCACGAATTTAAAATAGGTCAGTAGATAAGTCACGGGTATTACACTTATCTAAAGTACCCCCTCGTTCAATGAAGATACAACTAAGAGGTCTGGGGGAGATCAACCTAGTGAAGTAACCCAACGTATGAACTACTTTTATTTTACATCTTTTTTCTTCTTTGTCAGCTTTTTAAATAATTGTTTTACGAGAGGTTTTATTGCATTAAGTAATAATGGAGTAGTGGCAGCGACACTAGCAATAGCAGCAGTGCTAATAAGCTGTGGAGGGCCAGGTATGTATTGTTCAATGAACGCAACGTCTTCATAAAGAGTTATACACTCACTCCCATCTTCGCTTCTTTTATGTCCAGAAACACGCTCTAGTTTAAGTTCTGAAGCATATTGACCTATTCTTTGATCTTTCTGTCCAGGGCAGGGAACAAAAAGTGGTTCATCATCTTTTTTCTTTGGTTCGTATTTTGGAGGTTCTACTGTAGGTTGGACAAACTCTTGCTCTTGATTCGTAGGAGTTTCTGATTGCGTGTATTTAAATTCATTGGGGTTATATTGCAAAGGCTCAAAACTAGGAATACTGAAGTTACCACATTCTGTATAAGTGCCATATTCATCTTTTGAACTATCAATAAGGCTAGTAAGGTTATTTCTATGAACTCTTACACAACCTGGAATATCAACAATAGGTTTGTTTATTTGATTTACTACTGGATTATTTAAGTTCCATATTGGTATTTCATGTATTTTTACTTGATTTATCTTAAATTTTGGTATCTCTGTCATTTACATCTCCGATAGAAATAGACCAGCCATCTTTTCCAAATTTACCAGTTTCTACAATTTTTGGTTTTTTTACTTTTTTATCTAATTCTTCGTGATATTTTTTTATGTCATTATCAAGTTCTAGGTTAAATTTTTTTATTCTTAACCAGTTTACTAATTTATCAATATAGTATTTAACTAATTTTTTTATAAAACCAAAGATCATTAGTCAAAAGCATCTCTTTTTTTATAAACTTCTACATAAGATTGACATTTAGGACAAGTTAAATTAGTTGTTATTGAATATTCTTCATTATCTTCAGTATCGTTATCGCCACCCCAAATTAATTCAGCATCGCACCAATAGCAGTTCATTTCTTAATAAATGATGGTATAGATGGTCCTGTTGCTTCGGGTATTACATTATCTAAAACTTTTGGCAAAGCACCCTGTACATTTCCAAGAATCTCATTCATAACTTGAGACTTAAAGTTTTCTGATGTTACATATTTGTAGCCTATGTACGCTCCACCACTCATGGAAGCTACCATAAGAAAAGAGACAATACTTAAGACGTTAGCAATTTTTTGAAACATGATTAAAGAAGCATTAATTAAGGCTTTAGCACCTATTTCTTTGATGGTGCTTTTTCTGATTCTTGGCCTAGCTCCACTGTACCTGATGGCTGGTTTATTGACTCGTTCTGTTTCAACAAGCTCTCCCCAAACTGAATACCGCCCTCAATCATTGAAATAAGTTTAGTTTCTTGTTCAACTACTTGTTCTGCTTGTGCAAGTCTGTCTTTATGATTTTTTAATTCTTCTTTCCATTGAAGAATTTGTTTTTCTGTAATTTGTTGCATGGTTAAGGTGTGTAAGTCCAAGCGTCACGAAAATCATAATCAGTTGGAACTGCTGTTGTATCAAGTATATAGTAAGTAATTCCATCTGGCACATCTTTCTCTGCAATTTGTTCTGGTGTTAATGAACAATTATCAGACAACGCTAAAGACACTAAATAACCTGTTGTTGGATCGGTATAAAAAATAGTTTTATCAGAATTTGCCATTTTTAAGTATTTTCAAAAATAATAGTATGAAATTTTGATGGGTTAAAATTTTGTGTTGTAGCCGGGTTTGTATTAAATACTTGAACACTACTTGTTGATTTACTTGATCCTTGACCACAACCAAAAGCTGATATTCTTCTGTAACTACCTCCTGACCCCCATTCTCCACTGCCTACAACAGCGTAATTACTTGATGGAGAGTTATTACTAAAATTTATTGTATAGTTTCCATTTCCATTTCTACTTACTGAAGAAACATTGTAGTCGTCAATAATACTGCCATTACTTCCATGAGCATGAACCCAAGCTAATGCAGCACCCTCTCCTTTATAAGCCATTAACTAACCTCCGTAAGATTAAATTTGTATTTTTTGCCATTGCGTTTGTTAATCAAGAATAGCGACTCCGCACCTTCTTGTATAGTATAACTACCCCAAGTTCCGTCAACATCATTAGAACTGCCTTCGTTAGATAAATCAATATCACTTGTGTATATGTTTTGCCATCTATATGAGGATGTACCTAGTTCTCTATTACCATTGCCATCTGGCCTAACTTGATGAGTGATTAAATTTCCTGTAAGTTCCCCTCCTGATAAGGGTAATTTTGTATTATCGCTTGATGAAGGTAAGTTTGATAAGTTTGAGCCATCACCAGAAAAAGCTGTAGCGGTGCAAGTTCCTGTAATAGTAACGCCATTACTTGCTGTTACTAACCCTGCTCCATCAATTTTAAATACTTCAGTTTCACTTGATTGATTATTCTTAAAAACTCTAAATATCTGTGTTCCAGAACCAGTACCACCAGAACTTAATTTAAGGCAATGTCCACCATTTAGACCATTATTAGTTATTACTGAAGTTGTTGCATTATCAGTAGTTCTGGTAAGAGTCGTAGCTCCTGTTACGTCAATACCAGAACTGACATCTAAATTACCTGTAACTGTCACTCCCGAAGATGTGGTTTCCAATTTGTTGTTATTATTATGTTTCAATAGGCAAGACCCATCAGAAGTAAATATTGCCAAATTTTCTGTTCCACCAGCATTTTGTAGCTGAATAGAACTTGCTCGAATATCTAAGGAGCCTGATCCTGTCTCTACAATAATTGATTTATTAGAAGATGATTCATGGAAAATTTGTAAATCATTACCAGTTCCTAATGCGACTTTTTCATCATCAATACCAGCCAACATTCCAACAAATCGACAACCGTTTGAATTAGTTTGAAACTTTAAATTGTTATTATGATGAAGTTGTACCGCCCCATTTGCTAAAGAAGTAATAGCTGAATCAGAACCATGTAAAATAAAAAAGTTTTTACCTGTACTATCAATTATATTGCTGTCACTTCCATGATAAATTTCTAAATCATCGCCTGCTCCGAGTTTTATTCTGTTATTACCAGAACCGCTAGAATCGGATAAATCAAAATTTCCTGTTGTTACTATATCTTGCGATCCAAAATCAGGAGAAATCTTTGACCCTGCTATCGCTGCGTCTGAAGCTACGGAAGCATTAGAAAGAAAAGAAAAGCTAGTAGTTCCACTTCCATTTGTTGATAAAAGCTGATTAGCACTTCCACCTGTTATTGGGAAGGTAAATGTATAGCTTGCTTGTCCTGACTGATCTGTTGGTGCAGCTAATTTGACAAACTCTGTGTTTCTGCCAAGTTGTAATCCAGAATTATTTAAGATTGATCCAAAAGCTCCAGAAGCACTTGTACAAGTTCTTAAAGTTATATTTGCTAAACCACCTGGAATAATTGTAGGTTCACCATTACCGCTATCCCTAGTTAATACAATGTCGTGACCTTGAAAAATATCTCCAGCAATAGTAAAAGTATCACTTGCAGTAAAATTCCCTGATCCATCAGTAGTCTGGATGGCATTACTAGCTCCTGTAGCTGATGCTCCTCCACCTGATACCTTTGCTACTGAACC